GAGGTGGTGCAGCGCTGCGAACTGATCACGCTGCCGCCGCTGGACAACAACCTGGGCGCCTACCTGGCCCACAAGTTCAAGCGCGTGGACCATGACGTGGCAGCGGTCCTGGAGCCCGATGCTGTCGATGCGATCCGCACCGCGCTGCGCCGCTCCGAGACCAACACGTTCGGAGGCAAGCGCACTACCTCCGACGTCTCCAAGTGCCATCCGCTGGCCGTGAACAACCTGGTCACGCGCGCCATGAACCAGGCGGTGCTCATCGGTGCGCCCAAGGTCAATGCAGCCCTGATCAATGCAGCCTTCCGTGGGGTGGGCCATGAGTAACGCCGTCATCTCGCTGCCTTGCTACAAGGCATTGCGTCTGTCCTGGATCAGGCGCCGTGCCCGCCGCCTGCAGCGCGGGTTTTGCGCTGACCGCACCACCGCGCTGGCCGAGGCCACCCTGGACTGGTACCGCTTCAAAGGAAAGGCCTTGCCCAACCGCGTTGCCCGCCGCTTGCAGGAGGCCCTGGCATGAAACGCTACTACTTTGAACCGGGCGCAGTGCAGTGCTACCGCAAGCGCGGCGCCCTTGCACGCCTGCGCCGCGCGCTGCAGCTCGCCATGGGCCTGGGCAAGGCCTGCCTGGTCGGCGAACCTGTGGATCGCCTGGGTCGCTTCGTGCTCGACGCTGCAGCCCTGCTGGCATTTGCCGTTTGCGTGGGCACGCTGGCGGGCTGGGTGGACCTGGCGCTGGCAATGGAGGGCATCTGATGGGCAAGAACGCGCTCATGACATGCCCGGTGTGTCGCACCGAGATGCCCATGGCCATGTTTTTCAGCTGCGAGGAGTCCGCCCGGACCTTCACGCGCCTGGCATTGCTGAGCATCCCGCTGGGCGCGCGGGTGATGCGCTACCTGACGCTGTTCACCCCGCCCAAGACCACGCTCACCCAGGGCAAGCAGCTCAAGCTGATTGAAGCGCTGCTGCCTGACCTGGACCGCCGCGCAGTCACTGTGGCGGGCCAGGACTGGCAGGCCCCTCTGGACCTGTGGAGCCACGCTTTCGAGAAGCTGTTTTCGGCTGCAGATGACGGCCGGCTCACGCTGCCACTGTCGGGCCACAACTACCTGTACAGCACGATCCGCGACCTCTCGCAGAAGGCTGCGGCCAAGGCTGACCAGGAACAGCGCAGCCAGCCTGGCCGCAGTGCCACGCCCCCCCTAACAGGGTCTACCAATCTCAACCCGAGCCCACCGATAGACCCTGCTTTGGCAGCCATCCATGAGAGCTCGCGCAACGCGGCCAAGCCCGGCGAGGACATACGCAAGCGCATCGCCGAAATCACCGGAAGGAGGAAGTAATGGATCAGAGCGTTGAAGAGTTCAATCTGAAGTCGCTGGTCTTGGCGATGAACCTTATAGCCGTGGCGCGCAGTCACCGCGCATCGTGCGGGGAGCTGATACATGCGCTGGCACGGGTGCAGATGCTCGTCATCGGAGGAATGCCCACAACCGATGAACGAATTTCCAGCCTCTCTCACCTGGAGGCACACATCTCGGAGCAGCGCCGTCTGCTTCAGACGAATGCCAACCCCTCGACTCCATTGCACTGAAGGAGCAACACCAAATGGATCAGCAAAATATTCCTGCGGATATTCCAGAGGGATACATGAAAAACGCCCTTGGCCATCTCGTGCCCCGGGCCAATGTCCGCGAGCAGGACATGCTGCGTGACACTGTGGCGCGCAGCCTGGGCGAAAAGGCCAAAGCCCTGAACAAGGCCCTGGCTGAGTTCAAAAAAGAGGCGCTGAGCGATATTGAGGACCTGGTCAAGATCGCGGGCGAGCGTCACGAGGTGGTGCTGGGCGGAAAGAAAGGCAACGTCTCCATTTCCAGCTACGACGGCAGCCTCAAGGTGCAGCGCTCTGTCGCCGACCGCATCCAGTTCACCGAGGAAATCGAAGCCGCCAAGACCTTGATCAATGGATGCATCGCGCGCTGGAGCGAGGGGGCCAACCCCCACATGCTCGCCATCGTGGAACGCGCGTTCGCCGCCGACGCCAAAGGCCAGCTCAAGACCGCTTCGGTGCTCGATCTGATGCGCCTGGAAATCGATGACAAGGATTGGAAGAACGCGATGGGCGCCATCCGCGCCAGCATCCAGTCCACCGGCACCGCGATCTATGTGCGCGTGTATGAGCGTATTGGCGACTCGGGCCAGTACAAGGCCATACCTCTCGACCTGGCGGCTGTATGACGCGCTCCAAAAAGCAGCTGGCCGGCTACCACAGGCGACGGCTGGTCACCATGCAAAAGCAACTGCTGGAAATGAGCCGGGAGTGGGAAGACCTGGACCAGTTCTGTGTCAACGAGCTGGAAAAGCTGGCTGACCAAGTCAAAGAAGCAGCTGCCGGCCTGGCAGAAGACTGAAGACTACTGCCCCATATCGGCCCCCATGCAGGCATTGCCAGCTGGGGGCCTTTTCATTGCCTAGAAACCTGAAATCATGAATACCTCCACCCAAAAAGATTACCGAAATAGCCTCATAAAGCTGATCCACGTTGCAAAGCGCGAGCAAGGCTTGGACGAGCCGACATACCGCGCCATTCTCAAAGCCCAGGGCGGCAATGAATCCCTGGCTGCGATGCGCCTTGAGGGCATGAAAAAGGTGCTGGACTATCTCAAGGCCCAAGGATTCAAGGTGCGCAAGACAAAGACCGACCGCAGGCAGGCCGCAGGTCCCGATGCGCGCAAGGTCCGCGCGCTATGGCTGTACCTGCACGAGCTGGGCGCCGTGCGTGACCCCTCGGAGGCAGCGCTGACAGCCTACGTCCAGCGCATCGCAAAGGTCGATGACGTCGCGTGGATGCGCGGTGCCCGCGCCATCAACTCAGGCCCCAACCCTGGCTGGAAAGCCCATCAGGATCTGGTGGTCGAGACGCTTAAGAAGTGGGCGATGCGATTCTTGCCTGCTGCGATATCAGCGCTTAAGACTGAGGTGCGGGAACAATATGACAACGGTCAGCTGGACCCTGTGCAAATGGACTGCGCGACCATTGCGTTTCAACGCAATTTAGAGGGCGCCGGGTTTGATGTTCACAGGCAAGTCTGGGAGAATCTGCGCACCGCTGCAGGGCGTCCATTCCGCACTTGATTTACCGATTTCCATGGCCATCCACGTCGACAGAGACTCCACCATGTCCAGCCGCAGGAACCAATTCCTGGCTGACGTGATGGACACGGCAAGGAAGCACCTGCAGGAGCACCTGTCGGCCAACGCGGCCGATATGGTGGCCAGCTCGCTGACCGACCACCTCGCGGATTTCTGGGGCGGTCAGCTGATCAACATTCCGAAGGACTATCACTGGAAGCTCAGCCGCCGCGATGCTGAAATCTATGGAGAGTTCAACGGCCACAACTATGCCGAGCTGGCCAAAAAGTACGACATGCACGAACGCAGCCTGCGCAAGCTGCTGGACCGGGTCAAGAAGCGCATGACGGCCGCCGCCGACCGTCGCACGCGGGATCTCTTCAACGACTGAAGCCCTGGAATCTGGGGCCTCGGCGCTGTTTCAACAGGCGCAAGTGAGTTTCAAGGGGCTGTTTCGGTTTATCCCCAGGCGTGCCACAAAATCCCGATTTATCGCGCCACATTCACTACCTTTATCTCACTCTCGTTCAGGTAGGAATGGGTGTCGGCCACATCGGGGCTGAGGGGGGAGGGCGGCTCGCCTTCCCTCGCGCTGGTGTCAAAGCGCTCGGCCGTGCGCTGGCCATGGCGCAGGTGGTCGATGGCGATGTTCTCCATCACCGCGTAGAGATAGGCGCGGCTGGCGCCTAGCGGACTGTCCGGCGCGGCGGGCGCATCGCTTTCGCCGCGCTGGCGTTCGGCCAGGCGTATCCAGGCGTCATGCACCAGGTCACGCGCGGCCTGCGGGCCGGCGCGGCGCGCCACGAAGCGCACCAGCTCGTGGTAGCTGTCCTGGAAGGTGCTCAGCAGGGAAGAAGAGGAAGAGGCGGGCGCAGGCATGCGGGAGGCCCGAAGGCAGCACGGGAATCCCGCATTCTATGAAATGATTCTCATTTGCCGAATGTGCTGCCCGCCGCGCACCCGGCAATGCCGGCCTAGAACCGCTCCCAGGGCATCAGGTAGCGCCACTGGCCTTCGGGCACCTTGGCCAGAGAGAGGCGGCCAATGCGCAGGCGGCGCAGGCTGACCACGCGCAGGCCCACTTCGGTGCACATGGCGTCGATCTCGTCGGGCGCGATGCCCTTGAGCGCAAAG